CGTTCGTCGGCTTGACGTCTTGAAAGGAGGTCGAGGCGACACCGTTCACCACGTCCACGAATAGGCTGTAATTAGTATAAAGGGCCACGGCTTTAACCTTGCCGAAAGGGCAACTTAGGGAGCCCGGACCGCCACAATCCGCACGTCATTCACGTAGGTGAAGTAGCCGGATGCCTTAGGGATAGCGAAGATGTAGGGCACGGTGAAGGCGCCTTCCATACTCGGGTCGATTGTCAGGGTGTGGGACAAAGTCGAATGGAGCGACGGGGAGCCGAGGGTGATCACGTGCTGGCCGTAGACGCTAGGAACATAGGTCGTCGTGAAGTCGGTTTGACCGACGTCAACTTCTAGGTCGATTTCGGCGCCATCGTTCCAGCAGCACACTTCGTCTAGGTTCACAATCAAACTGAACTCGGCGTCGTAAGTGTAGGTCGAGCCACCGCCCACCGAGGGGTCGTGCGCGCAATAGCCGGCGTCGTAGGAGACCGAGTAGTTAGTCGAAGCCCCGGCTACCCCTGGCGCCGCATAGTTGAACTGACACCCGGGCGGGATGCCTTGCGGGGTGAAGCCCGTTGTCGCGGCTTGGGCCTGTAGGTCGTAAGCCGTCTCGGTATACCAACGCGGGCGGACTATTCCCGTATAGGCCGAGGCCGTCCCGGTGCGGTCGTCCTGGTAGAAGGGACTGCCGCCAATCGGCGAAGGCGGGGAGCCCGTCTCGACCGTCCCGTTATACTGCCCTCCCGTTGAGCCGACGTAGACCTGCCCGCTGAGACCGTTAACGGAGCCGCCCTTGAAACGGATCAGGTTAACAAGTTCGTCTGGGGTCGTGCTTGGGTAGGTCGTGAAGTAGGCGCTGCTTGACACGGAGAAACCCTCCCCGGGGTCTCGGGGATATTGGCCCGGGTAATCTGGATAAGTCGATGCCGGCTCGCCGAGTTGGCAGTAAGCCCCGCCGACGTGCCTCGCGAGGATCACGCTCATCAGACCATCCCAAAGAAATAGACCGCGTCATTCGCCCCGCATTTATAGCGCTCGCCCCATTGGCTACCGCTGACGGATTGGCTGACCACCCCCGTTGAAATGTCAACCGTCGCGAGGAGCAGGTAAGCCTGGGCATCGGTCGAGGTCTGGGGCGCCGAGTCGTGAATGACGGTCGGCCCGTCCGGCCAAGTCGCCGGGGATGTCGAGGTGTCAGCTGGCATTAAAAGATAGATGTATTCAGTCGCAGGGCTCGCCGAGTAACCGATGTTCATCGTCGGGGCCGGCACCGCTGACAGTTGGTCCCCCGACATTTGGGGCTCGATATTGTTAATCGTGCCAGGGATGACCCGAACCTTAAAGTCAGACCCGTCCTTAAAACAAATAACCGTGAAGGGGTGCGGCTTTGTCCAAAATCCCCACGGCTGTTCGATTGTCAGCGAGACGGCCCCGCCCGTTTGGTTTACCGTGTAACCGACTCCGGGCTGGAAGTTCATCAAACGTTCGTGCCCTGGTATACCTGGCGCACGTAGCCCTCGGCGTTGAAGCGGATTTCGTAGGACAGTTTATAGAGAACGCCGTAATCCTCGAAGTGGACGTTCGCAATCATCAGTTGATCGGTCTCGTCCTTCGCCGAGAAGGTGTCGCCAAAGTAGGCAGGGAGTAGGTAACGGAAACCCTGAGGCGCTCGAGCGCTCATCGTCTTGCCGATGTAGCCGCGCAACTTCTGAACGTTGTCGGCCTTGGTCGTGTAGATAATGCCGGTGAACGCTGAGGTCGGCGCAAGGTAAGAAGTCCGCTGATAGAGTTTCTTCGCGGTGTCGCTGGCCTTAGAGTAGAAGCCAAGGAACTTGCCAGGGGAAACGCTTGAACTGCCAGCGTTCTCGAAGATGGCCCCATTCTCGCCCTCATAAATCCCGCCTTGGTCGCTGTAAGGTTTCAGCGCCTGAATAGACGTAGCCACCGCGAACGGAGGATCGCCGCAAATCTTAAACCGCCCATCCTTGCTCGAGAAGAAATTGGGGTGCGAGGTAATCGGCTCAGTCGAAAGGCTGTCCGTCCCGGTCACGTTAGGATCAGTCCAATCCCCTGCGGCGATACCGCAATAGTCTGCCGTGATCGTGGCGACCTCGAGCGATCCATAGGAGACGCTTGCCTTATGGCAGCGCAACCGGGCATCAGCCGAGAAGACGTCGCCGCGCTTGATGGCGTTGGCGGCGCTGGCCTTGTCGACCTTGTAGGTGGCCTTACAAGTCAGGAGTCCGTAGCCGTCATTCTCGATAGTGTAGCCCGCTTGTAGAACCGGGCTGGAGAGGGTGTTCCCCTGTTTTACTTTAGCCATAAATTAGCGAGGGAATACGGTTCGACCGCCGGAGGCCGGACTGCCGAGGTCGTATTCGCCTTTCTTGGTTCGGAAGCCCTGGGCGACCTGATCGCGTTCGACGAGGGCCCGGAGGCTGTTAGCCATATCGGATTGCAGGTCGGTCTGCTCCTTCATCGCGGCGAGTTGCGGGCTCATCCCGACGCCAATGACGTTGCCGGAAATCTCGTTAATCTTTTGTGCGGTCGGACCGTTAGCCCCAGCCAAGGCCGCGGCCTCGGCAGCGCTTCGCTTTGAAATGTCGCCAGCGAGGAAAGCATCAATCGCAGCCCGCACTTCAGGGCTCTTAGCCATTTGACTCGCGGCGAAACTCTCGCGCGTAGCGTTAGGATTTTTCCCCAAAATGTCTTGAGGGATAAACGCTTCAGCCGCCTTCATAAAGCCTGGGCGGTCCGCCAGCATCGCCTTGCCTTTTTCAGTAGTCTTAAGGAAATCTTCGTAGCCTTGGGACGCTAACGAGAGGCCCTTGTTGCGCTTGTCCTCCTCAGTCTTTCGCTCCATATATTGAAGGATTGCTTCACGACCGCCAGCCGGTGCGTATTTCTTAGACTCCGGGTCTTTAGCGAATTCCCTAGCCGCGTCCGCATCGGCCTTAGCCTGGGCAATCTTGTCGCTGATAAAACCGATGATTTTCTGGATCAGAACCATCGGGGCCAGGAAACCTACCGCGATATCCTTAAACGCCTCGCGGAACTTCTTAGACAGGGCGTTGCCGGCGCCTTCAAGCCCCTCCATAGAAGCCTTAGCCTTAGCCATCTTCTCCGGCACGTCGGACTTACCCGATAACTCCCATTCTAGTTTGCGTCCCATTGTTTAACTTTGCTGGGGAGGCAACTCCCCCAGCCGGATAGCCTCCATCATTTCCTCCTCCTCGGTCGTGAGGACGTTGACTTTCGCCCCGTTCCGCGTCGAGAAGGCCGTCGATAGCCAGATGGCTTGCGCCTCCGGCATTTCCCAAGCCCGTTGCTCGTCGACCCCTTCGGCGATGAGGTTCGTCAGGATCATAAGAGGCCAAGGCATCCCGGCCCCGTCCGCCGTCCCGGTAGTCTTAGGCCCATCCCAATACTTAGGCCAGAGGTCGACGTGACAATGGGCCACAAACCGACTGACCTCGCCGGCGAACTTCTCAGGGCGAAACTCCAGCTCGCGGATACGGACCTGCTCAAGCCAGGAGAAATCTAGCCGGCCCTCCTCGGCGCATACCTTGACCGCCATCATCAGATCAGCGGGCAGGATGGTCGTCCCGCCCGTGACCAGGGGAGACTCGAGCGCCATCAGGCGCACCCGATGCTTGAGACAAAAGGGAAAGACCCGCTTGCCGAGGATGCTCAGGCTAGCCGGGTCGCTGAAGGCCCGTAGAAATCTCTTATCCACAAGCCCGAGTCAAAGCCCTTGCAGGGCTCCCGTCAATTAGGACGGGGTGATAGACTCGAAGTCGATCGCCGTAATCGAGTATTTAACGAACTCTTTATTCGAGCCCTTTTCCTCGACCTTGGTAATCGTGCCGACAAAAGTATTGCTCGCGCTGCCGCTGGGATAGGCACCCTTCGCTGCTACCGTAAAGGTTAGGGTCGAACCAAGGGCCGGGGGCGTTGCCGAGGTCGTCTTCACCACACCCTCGACGGTCAACTCGGTCTTGCGATCGTCGAAGCGCATAGTCGTCGTAAGGCCGGCCTCGGTTTGCACCATCGCCTCGCTATTGAAAGACGCGGAAACCGAATAGGACTGAACGAATAGGTCGGTCGCTGAACCAGCGACACCATAAACACAGGAGGTTCCTTGAGCGACGGCAGCCATTTGTCTTTGCGGGCGGGGGCAACCTTACGCGGGCAGGACGGTCAATAGGTCGAAAGCGAACAGGGTCGCGAACGAG